GACTCTGGTCCATTCATTTCTCCAACCCAGCGAACACCTGCGTTGGATACGAAGTTAGCAACGAAGAAGTTGGTTAGTTCTTCATCACTGTATTTGCGTTCCAGTTTGCGAAAGAGATACTGATCCTTGCGCTTGAGGAACGCTTCCTCAGATATGGTGCGAATCTTGCCACCATACTTGACGAAGTCGTAGTCGCTAGTGAAATGCAGCTTGAGTGCTTGATTGCGACTGTATGCTTTCATCCCTTCCATCAGAGGAACATTACGTCAAGAGGCTCGTGCTTCCAGCCGCGCTCTTGGAACTTATTAAATCGCCAAGTAGCCGGAATTCTGTCGCTGTTCTGAACGAGCTTCTTAGACTTGATAAGATCATACGTTTCGCGTGTAATATACAGTTTATCTTTAGTAATGTCATACGACACGCAACAGTGCTTGAAATCAAAGTGCTTGACCAGTTCTTCACGAGTCTTGTACTTCGTCGTAATATACTGCATCCTGCTATCTTTGAAGAAGATAGTACGCTCAATCTTATCATTATCCATGTAATTGGAGTTACCGATTCGAACGTGATTGGTATTTTTCTTTGGGCTTAGGGAAATGTATCCGCTGATAGTATTCGCGCTAGAACCAGAAGTTTGAATCAACACTGGTTGATCAACTTCATAGCTCTTTGCCATACCTTGAGCAAGATCGCGATTATACTCATCATCGAGCAGGAACACGTCGATGTCGTTGATAGGTTCGGCATTGAGAACCGAAGCAAAACAACCACCAGCGATAACCATCTTATCGAGCTTGAAAGGGATTGCCCTTTCTTCAGCGAGACGATGCTTCGCAAACATAAGAACTATCTTGTGTTTTGCGTTAGTGATTTCTTCTCGTTCAGCTTCAGTGAAGAGGCGATTCCTAATGAGATCGCGATGGAGTTGATTTTCTTTATCGTCGAGTTCTGCTTCAAGTTCTGGCATATCGTGCATGATAGTTCCGTTCGGGTTGTAACCAATGATACTATAATTTTGCATCGCGCTCTTTACAACTGCACCGAAGCCAGCACCTCCACCAGAGCCGGCACCGATTGCTCCTGCGTTGACTGCTGTCACTGGAATAGTATTTGGCATGACTGTTTCAATCGCGCTTGCTATTACTGAATACGGCAAATTGGAATTTTCAATTTCTATTCTGTCAACAACAGTTCGCCTTGCATGTTTTGTGTTAGTTAGGACGATACTGTCACTAGCAAAATCTCTATCGACGCGTAGATCTGGGATATTCATCGCGTTGATGGAAGAGATGAGTTGGTCGATTGTTGTCGTAGGCATTAGATTGGCAACCTTGATCCATTGCGCTTGATCATGTTGAGTGACATTGCTTCAGCTTGTAGCAGCTTTCGCATAGCTGGAGTCATGAGCTTTGATACGTTCTCAAACTCAAGTCCAGTCTTTTCACAGACGTCGGTGATGGCTTCAAGATAGCTCATGCCTTTGTCTGAGATACGTTGTTCGACCATAGCAACAAACGTATTAGAGCTCATAATGCTTGCAACGACTGCGTCTGTCATTTATCGTATCCTTCGTATGGAACATCGCGGAGACCAGCATCTTGGATTTCTTCGATAGTGCGACCACATCCAACACACTTCCCCGTCACTTCATCAAGTTTACAAATAGAAACGCAAGGAGATTTTGTCTCCTTCAACTTTTCATAATACTGATGTTTCCGCTGATGAATAGAAATAGGGCTAGTATCAAGACCACCAACGCTCTTGCGTTGAATATCCTCAGATAGCGTTTCTGGATAATAGATTTCTAACGCAGCGCAATCTGTGATGCTTGTGAACCAATGATACTCGCCAGGACGAACAGTGGTAAAGTCACCTGCTCTGAGAACAGTAACGTCGGTGAGATCGTAATCACCCTTTCGAACATGGATTTCCAGGGTTCCTGAGATGACGTAGAATCCGTTCCATTTGTGTGCATGTTTATGCTCCGAACACTTGTAACCAGCTTTGGTATTGATTCTATGAAGCTCGACAAGCGGATTCTGAATAAGAACGCTCGTGTCGCCCCATACCTTACCAACGATATTTCCCATCAGATTTCCTTCATCAATTCTTGAATACGATGCAATAGATTACGCGAAGTAGATTCGTATCTACGCTTTGCTTTGCGTTCAAAATGCATTCGCATCTTTGCCGACTCAGATAACGACTTCATGTTACGAATATCTGGATCAATGTTATCTAAACGAAAAGAAGAATATCCGCTTACATACTCTTCATATTCGCGAGCAATGTGGTCGGCGATCCAAGCAGAAGAATCACCAGTCATCATTTCGTATTCTTTCTTGACATGTGCAAGAGTCTCGACTGGATTCCACGCAATAGGTGAATCCGTTGATAGGATTGCAGGCGTAGATAATCCTGGAGATGGATAGGACGATTGATAGATCATATCTTTTGCAACAGCAGGACCAGCAGCTGCGCCAAGCCCAAGAATACCAAGAACGCCACGACGATTCATCGCCTCAAGCTCCGTTTAGAAACATAATCCAACTCTATTAAATTGTATAGCAGTTTCTCGAAGTTGTCAAGACTAATCATGTTCGGACCATCAGATGGCGCATTATCTGGATCATTATGAACTTCCATGAACAACGCAGCCACGCCAACAGCAACAGCAGCGCGAGCCATAGTAGAAACGAACTGACGCTGACCGCCAGAGCTCGTACCATTACCGCCAGGAAGTTGAACTGCGTGAGTACAGTCCATGACTACATTATCAGTGTACTCTTTCATGACTTCCAGCGAACGCATATCAACGACAAGATTGTTATAGCCAAATGTTGTGCCACGTTCTGTCAGCATATACTTTTCACAACCGAAACGAAACAACTTATCTACGATGTTTTTCGTTTCCCATGGCGATAGGAACTGACCCTTCTTCACGTTAACAGGCTTACCACTTTCTGCTGCTGCGCGGATAAGGTCAGTCTGGCGGCAAAGGAACGCAGGAATCTGAATGATATCAGCCTGCACTTGTTCACAATGCCACGGATCGTGAACGTCCGTGAGAACCTCGATTCCTCGAGCACGGACGGCCTCCATTCCGTAAAACGCCTCGTCGAAGCCTGCACTCCTGTAACTATCCGCAGAACTTCGATTCGCTTTATCGAAAGAGGTCTTATAAATGAAGTTGATTTCTCTATCCCAGTCTTGTCCAACTCTAATGCAAGACTCGCGCAATGCCATTGCCATTTCTACTGCATGGTCGCGAGACTCAAATACACAAGGACCAGCGATAATGCTCAGGGGCTTATCATTCCCACAGTTTTCATAGAAACTCATGAATCACCAATTATCGTAGTCAGTCAAATCTTTCCAACGACCTTCATCTTCTGAAGTTTTGATCTCAGCGCGGATCGCTTTACCAACTCCCGTTTGTTCTGTAATGATATACACCACATGAGGTTGTGGATCCATCGTATCTAACCACTCGGTTAGCTTCTTGAGCTCATTAAGTCCAATGCTAATGCTAGTCATGATATACTCCAATTGGCTGAGGGACAGGGATTCGAACCCCGATAAACGGAATCAAAATCCGTTGTCCTACCTTTAGACGATCCCTCAATAGCCGCGATTGTGTTCTGTGAGAAGTTGTGTGACTGTCTTGACTGTAGGGTCTGATGAGGTGTCATCAATAAACGTCATGAGCTCTTTTGCTTTATTGATGTAAACTTCTGTTGGGGGTGCAGTGACATTCTCACCGTTTTCCTTACGCCAAAACAGCTCCTGATCAACCATACCAATAGCAGTCATGAGAACATCATAACGAACGCGCTTTTCATTATCTGACATGTGTCACCTTAATTGTGTGGGAGTACCGTGTTTAGGTTTTAGGTAACGGTTACACGGTGTACCGTCTAGCCTGTTAATTCTACGATGCGTACTAAACAGGGCCAATCCTACGCAAAGAATAAGTGGAGGAGATTCTGTTTCCAAGCTCTCCTCCGAGCTCATGCTCAGGCAGCAAGTGCCATAGCTACAGGTGCATTGTCGTTTGCATCTAGAACGTGCTTTTGGTCTCTTCGCATCTTTACTGCATCTCGTCGAACCTATTTCGCCCCCCATCAAAGATACACTACATGCGACTTCCAAATTGGCTGCAATCCTGTCGAACAAGACCGAGTGTATCCGTGGTGGAGGCGGGGAGTACTGCCCTCCCGTCCGAAACGCTTATTCTATGCGCCTCAACGACCTCAGCGTGATATTTATACTAAGCTATTTTGGATTGCTTGTCAAGACTTTTTCTCCACTCATACTGATCTCTTACACGAATCAGTTGGCGGACGTAGTCATTGCGCTTGCCAGTAAAGGCTTGAAACTCGCCTTCATCAGATACCATAAGAATGGCGAAGTGATGACACGGAATGCCAGTATGCTCTTCGAACATGATTGAGTATGCAGTAGCCTGCAGGAAGTAATCGGTAATCATGTCGGCTGTTTTCATCTTTGTGGCTGTCTTGAAGTCAACCACAGTCACTTCGCCATTCCACTCACAGATTAGGTCGGCTGTCCCTGCGATCCTGAGGATGTCTGAGAACATCGGTGTTTCAGACGCATATACAAGTTGCAGATTCTCATCCAGACATTTCTGAACAGGACGAAAACGTGCGAGTGTCGAAGGCATGATTTTCTTTGCATCAATCTCGTCTCCTAGAATGTAAGTTTCCATGAGGTTATGAAGATCGGTGCCACGACGAGCAGCTTGCGAGGATATCTTATTTGCTTCAGCTTCACCAACGCGAGCACGCCACTCGGCGATAGCACGTTTCTTCTCTGGCTGATCGCCTAACACAGTTGTTATAGATGGGTAAATGTTACCGTCGGGCGTATGATAACGTCTGCCCGATGGAGTATTGATTTGCTTTGCTCTTGGTAAATCTATATGAGGACTATGATCAAATCTCAAGTTATCATTCCACGTTCTTCAAGTTCTGTTCGTGTAAGTATATAGTCACGAACAAACCCTGATCGAACGACATCCTCCTTATGAAACTTCACGATCTCAAACGACTTCATCTCACTTGCGATCTTGAGCAGATTATTCATACCAGAACCCTCGCGAGTGTAGTCCTTCTGAGTAAAGTCGCCGCAGAAGATAACGCGGCATCCTTCGCCTACGCGAGTCATGACTGTATGGATTTCGTGGTCGCTAAGATTCTGACATTCATCAATTATAATAATGTTATCACGGAATGTCAAGCCGCGAAGGAAAGAAGTTATGTCAAATTGGATGTAGCCATTCTGCTTCATCCAGTCGTATGACTTATCACAAACCTCCGACACGATACCTTGATAGGGCGCTTCGTAGACCGCAGCCTTATCTTTAGCAGATCCTGGCAAAAAGCCTACGTCTCTTGTCGGCACAACGCTGCGTAGGATAACGATAGGGCGAGGTGCATCGCCGTTGAGCATAGCATTCATAGAAAGCCACAAAGCAAGGAACGTCTTACCAGTTCCTGCGCATCCATGCATAATGATATTCTTATCAGAGTTGAATGCTTCGACGACGAGTCGTTGCGCTGCTGTTTTTGGGGATACACGACACAAGCTCGGAATCACAGGTTGTCGATAACCTGTTCCTTTTGCTCTCTTTTTCTGTTTTCGTTCTTTTCTCGTCAAATACTTAGATGCTTCTGCTTCAAGAAATGCTTCGTCTATGATTGCAGGCTTCATGTCTGCTCCGCTGTTATGGTTATAGGGAATCATAACGAAAGAGAACGAGTTCTGTGTCGTGTAGTCTCCTTAGTATGTGTTAACGGTTGAGCGTGGATGGCGCTTCTTGATAGTCTTTAGAATATCACGGAATCCCGAGTCTGGCTTATTTTTACCAGATGAGACACCGCTAACAGTAGGGGGAGCGCCAATGACGTGCTTGATGTGTGGATTATCTGCAAGATGCTGTTCAAGTGCCGACCAAGACATAATCTCAGTCGTCACTTCGCCAGTCTTTGTGTTCTCAAGAGTGTATGTCGGCATCGTACCTCTTATTTAGTATCTGCTAGAACGTCGGCGAGTGAGGGGAAAATCTTTGTGATTTCAACCCATGCCATAGCGGCAATCTCACGATGCTCTTTCTGAGTACCATTAGCCATACGCAGGTCACAGTAATGAATCCAGCTACGCAGCGTCCCGTTCATATACATGCGTGACTGAGTAAGACCTTCGGGAAGCACAGCGCGAGCCTGTTCCTTGGCGATACCATTATCAATCGCCCAAGCGTAAGCTCTTTTAGATTCCGTGGTAACAGCTTCTTGCATCAGAACCCAACGGTCATGCAGCCCACCTTGATAGTCGTCGTTCTTATCAATCTCAATGCTGTTCTGACGATTCTTCAAGTCCTGTAAACGAGCTTCGCGAGCAACAAAACCAAGATCCTTTGTAGGATCAGCATAACGCTGGCTGAACTCTTGGAATGAAAAGCTACGATGACGTAGAATCTGACGAGCGATATCGCGCGTCGTGTCGATTTCCATACAGATAGAAACCATTTCGAATGGCGACCAGTGTGCGTTCTTAGCGAGATACCGAAGCAGCTTGGGAGCCGTTTCGGTATTCATTTGATTTGATGGATTACTTACACGAGCAACATAAGCAATAAATTCATCAACAGAAAGAGGGAAACCTCCATCGTTGACAATACATGGTTCACTTACAGCTACAACCTTCACGCTTTGCATTTGATTCCTCAATTAGCTTCATAACCTGTGATGCAGACTCTTCGACTTCCCATGTAATAGGAGCACCGACTCTTCCGTGAACGAATGTAGTCAATCCACCACCATTCACTTTCGCATGTTCATAAACAGCAGTGATATGATCTACATTGATCCAAATACTTTCGCCAGCATGTTCTCCTGACGTGTTTGTTAGTTTGATAAACAAGTGAACCACTCCGGCACAGACCGACTCGTCCATTTCGCGAATCGCGCCTTGTGATCTATATAGTATTGACGATAGCCATCTACTGGATTCTCGCGTTTGCATTCGTCCGGCATAGCTTGAGGAAACTGCGTCAGCGGACCTACAGGAATACTCCTAGGCGGCTTCGACAGCACATCAAACAGCTCACCGCACTTGTGCGACTTACCATAGCGATACTGATACTCTGTCAGCAGAGCACCGAGCAAACAGACAGACCAGTTGTAGTTGTTGTTGGTCTGCATCGACCACTGAGTGCATGGATGATTGAGATGCGTGACTTGATAGATCTTATCGTCACGCTCATCGTCGAGCTTCCAGCGTTTAGCCTTACGACCAGACTTCGACTTACCTTCAATTTCCACGCCGTCAAGGAAACGATGAGCTGACGAAAGCATCTGACACTCTTCGAGAATCATCTTGACAACGTGTTTGTCGCAGTGATACTGTGCAGCCGTAATAGGATCTTTATCAAGGATGAATCTGTTCATATCAAATCTCCACGATCAATGGCTTGTAGGTGCCGTGATCATCGTGTTCGCCTTTGTAACCACGCGGATGACAAATCACTCGCGTCTCACCGATCATGTAATCGAAACGATCATGCGTATGTCCGTGAATCCACAGCTTCGGTGGCTTATACATCGCAAGGATTTCTTCTTCCAAATCGTTAGCGAACGAAGTGTTGTATGGGCTCGTTTCATAACGCGGATGAATAGATTTGCGTGTAGGTGCATGATGCGACACAATGATATCAGCTTCGCTTGTCAGCAGAAACTTCTTGTGATAGGCGTGAGTCTCGATCATGTCACTTTGATTGAGATCATTGATGTAACGGAAGTCAATAAGCCCGTTCACATAATAAACCCAGTCGAGTTGCTTCGACAGATCGGTCCACAACGTAGCGCCAGCAATCTTGATATCACCAACAGTCCGCGTCAGCAAGTGCATATATGCGTCGCTGAACGT